GCTACTAACCTATCACCTAATAAGTCTATTTCAGTTGTAATAATATAAGTTTTCCCTGCTTCTAAAGTAATAACATCACTTACAGGAGTTGGTAAATCTGAAAGTTGAGTTACGTAAACAATATCTGAATCACCATTTAAAATGTCTGTTTTAAAATAATCATACGGTATTCTGTAAGCTACATCACTACTAGGAGAGTCTAAGTAAATATACTCATCTCCAACCAAAGTAGTAACATCTTTAAATCTTACATTAATAGGTAAATCACTCATATATTCTTATCTCAAAACTTGCATTTAATAAAACATTATCACTAACTCCAGAACTATTGTATGTACCTATTATTATACTGTCTACTCCATTTCTATTAATATCAATTATAAAAGGAAAGCGATAATTATTAGCTAATATTAAAGTTTTATCACTTGTGAAAACACTAGATGAAGCACTAATTAAATAAGAACCAGTATTGAATCTAAATGTCGTAAATGTAGCACCCGTTGTGTTTTCTAATATTGTCAATGTAGGTGCATTAGTTCCTGATTGATTAATTAAAGCAACTAACTTTTTATACTTTACACCTAAACCAGTTTTTAAATTAGCAACCGTTATTTTTTTAGTCGTTGGAGTGCCATCGTTTATCACTAGAACGTGATTGTCTGCTATCGTTGTTATTGCTGTTAAGTCTGAAATTTTAGCCATTATATACTTTTTAGAAATTCTTTAATCATTGTAGTAGTTTCACATTCTTGTTCACTAGCTTCTAACTTATCAAAACCATCATACAAACCCTCGATTGAGTAACCTTTGAATGTTCCGTTTTTCACTTCATTCCATACATCATCGTTATAAATCTTAGACATAACTACCCACTCCCCACCTTTTGGTTTTAATTTGTATAGGTTTGATTTATCATTTTTAGTATCTTCAACAATCCACGATTCAATTACATTAACACCGTTAACCTCTTCTCTGTGTTCTGTCGTGAATTTATTAATGTTTAGATTCTTCATGAATAACTCCTGAGATTTAGCAACCGTTTCTTTTGTAAAAAACACGTTAAATTCTTTCTCTTTGTACTTTCTGTAAATACGTTTTTCTGGTACTAAAGCAAAACCAACAACAATACGTTTTTCTTCATCTAATATCTTCAGCTCTACGTTCTGAGATGAAAGCATTATAAAATTTTCTTGAATAGCTGGTGAATCCACTAAGCTAATAGCGTAAACACCTTCGCTTTCGTCTTTTATTGTTAACTCAATTTCTTGTAACTTTTTCATACTTATTAACGATTATAATTTAAAATGTTGCATTTCTTATTCTATTACGGTCTAAGGCTTGAGCAGAACTAACCTCACCACTAACCACATAAACCTTACTAGGTTGTGATTTCAAAGCATCTAATTGATTTACACCACTATCGCCTACTATGTTAAAGTTTGGTTGTACAGATTGAGGAGTAGATAAGTTAGGAGTTTGAACACCACCACCACCGCCAATTGTACCGCCTCCTTCAAATTCTGTACCTGCTATTTTAGCTATATTAGCAGCACCAATAGTAGCAGCAATTCCAGCTTCAATAAATTGTGCGCCAGTTGCTAGTTTTACAGGATTTCCACCAGCAGTTAATGCACCCGTTACGGCTTGAAATGTTTGAATAGATGCTTGGGCTAAACTTAATGCTTTATTTATCTTAAATTGTCTACGAGCATCTTTTTCGTTTTTAGCATTAAATAAATCATTTAAACTCATTAAAGCATTTAAAGTTCCATAAGTCATTTCATATTTAGAATCTAATAATTCCTTATCTCTTTCTTTTTGTTTATCCGCATAAATTTGGTCTTGTTCATCTATATATTTTCTATTCTCATCTTCTAGAATGATTAATTCATTATCTAATTGTTGCTTAACAGTATTGTATTCAATTTCAGCATCTAGTCTGGCTTGTGTACCTTCTTTATAACTATCTATTTTTGTTTGTAACCTTCCAAGTTCAATGTCTTTTTCTTCTTGTATAACTTCTTTTAACTTTTCAAAACGTTTTAGTTCATCTTCTATACGTTCAGCATCAAATCTTTTTTGCTCGTTTGCTAAATCGGTTTCACTTTCTAATAATGTTTGTGTAAGTTCTAATTTTTCTCTATTTAAAGCTAAATCATTCGCTAACTGTTCAGAACGTAAACCCTCGATTTGTGCTAGTACCCCCTCTCTATTTGCTAAAGTTTCTAAAAGTGCAACTTGGTTTTCAATGTTATTTGATTTTTTAAGTTCGTTTCTAGCTGCTTGTACTTGTAAATCTGCTTGTTTTAAAAGTGCTTTTTGTTGTTTCTCTAATACTTCACCTAGTTGATTATTAGCCTTAATTCGTTCATCAATAGAATTACGTTCTTCATCTCTTACTTGTCTTAACTTCTCTGCTGCTCTGTCATACTTTTCTATTAATATACTTTGTTGTGCTGCAGCTATCTTTGCAGCGTTCTGAATAGCTACGTTTAATTTTGCTTGTTCAAATGCAGCTTTTACCGATATGTCACTAATTCCTTTTGCTGTTTGTGTAACAAAAGAACCTACTTCACCTACTGCTTCAACAAAATTATTACCTATATCTTTTCCAGCTTGTACAACTCCCTTACCTACATTAGCTATATCGTTTTGAGTAGCTTTAATTTCTTTTCTAAGGTTAGCAATAGTAGATAAATCTTTGTTACCGAAAAATGATTTTTCCCAAATTAATTGTACTTCTTGAACACCTAACTTAATACCATAGAATGCAGCTTTTAAAGGTGCTAATGATATAGTAATTAAACCACCTATCACTTTACCTAGTGCATCAAATCCACCAGTCGCTTTACTTACACTTTCGTAAGTATCTAAAATAACTCTTGTAACCTCATTAAATACTATTGATACAGTTTCAAACGCAGTACTAACCAAATCTGCTACCTTTTGATTTTGCATAAACACTTCCTTAAGTGCTACGAATGCCCCAATGATTAAACCGATACCAGCAGCTTTAAATGATAAACCAATAGCCTTAATGCCTAAACTTATCTTCTTTAAACCACCATCAGCATTTTTAGTGCTTTTACCGATTCCATCAATTCCTTTTTCTACGTTCTCAATACTATCAGCAACCTTGTTAAAATTCTTAGCTGTTTCTTCTGAATTATCTTTAACCTCTAAATTAACTACTCTAGTTTCTGCCATCTCTATTTACTTTGTTACTTATTAACGTTCTTTGCTTCTGTTTGTATACCTCACGAAAATTGTACGTCAATTCATACTTACCTTTTGCAATGTCTATTGATTCACTACCTACCATGTAGTCAAATTGCCTAAGTAATGTTAAGATATTTTTTATCATGCCTCTTGTATTATAATTAAAGATTCGTTTGTAATGTTTCCATTTATGTTTGTCGCTGCTAAATTCAATTCAATTAAAAATTCACTTCCATCTTCACTCCTCAATTCTTCGTAATATTCAGTTATATCAGTATCTCCGTTTTCATTTATCATAGTAAAATAAACATCCGGGTTTGCTGAATAATTAACCTCTACAAAACCATCACTTGTAAAGTTAGTCGTAGCACCTAAAGTTACACCAGTTGAACTTGTAGTAACATCAACATCGTTTATACCATTAGGAACGAGTATAGGTATCTCAATAACACCTCCATAATTAGGAACTGTGAAAATATTCGAGTTAAGTATTTCTCTAAAATCATTTATCAACTCTAAGTTAACCTCACCATTAGTTAAGTTTGAATTTATATTATTAATTATATAACGTTTATCACGAATTATTAACCTATCATTTAACTTTAAAGAAGTAATTAATGAAGTTGGAAAAATTGCTTTAACTTTAGTAAGCCTATTTTGATAGTTAAATATATTATCTATGTAATCTCTATAATAAACGTTGTAAAGTGAATTAGGTACACTATCTTCAAGTAGTGTGCTTGTTTCTTCTCCAAAGTTTAAAGAGTAGTTATAACCGTTACTTAATAAGTCTTGACCGAAAGGCATATAATTACTTATCGTTTGTTCAGTAGAACCATTGTAAAATTTAATTCCAGTACCACCCGTTGATTGAATATCGTACATATAAAGCAATATCGGTTTAGGGTTGTAAGGTTTATAATCTGGTTGTTCTTCTAAAGTGTAAGCAACTGTTAAATTCGTACTTACAAACTTTTCAAATCGTAAATTTTCAAAAGGTAATTTAATATTGAACTCACCACCATCATATTCGAATCCGTTGTTTAAGTTACCGTATTCTCTCGATAAAGATTCTTTGTATAAAACATTGTTAAATGATTTACTTTCTTCATATGAAAAATCTAACCTTTTGTATAACGGTACTTTTGAAATTTCAATACTATTAATATCTACATTTTCGGTAATATTTGTTACTGCACCTTTTTGATACCAATAGTCTAAAGGCTCTATTTCAAATGTATTTACCGATAAGGCATAACAAGTTAGATTAAACATTTTTAAAACACCGCTAAAGAAATCAGCTACTTTAATCTCAGGCATTTTATTTTTTAAATCACTTGTAATAGTTAAAGAATTAGAAGCGTTTACACTATTAAAACTTGTAACGGTTAATGTAGGAGGTGATGGGGTAAAAGTAGTTTCTTTTTTTATGTAAGTGTATCTACTATCAAAAGTTAAAACACCATCAGAATATATATTACATTTTAATCTACCATTATTTTTAGAAGATAAACTTACCGTTTTGTTACCACTATCAGTAATTAATCTTTGAAATACATCATTAATATAAATTTCAACGTACCAATTAACAGAAGTATTTGAAACGTTATAAATGGTTAAAGTTACATCAGCTTGTTCAACTCCTCCAGCTATTGGTCCACTAAACATATTTACTTCATCGGAAGCATATTTAAAATACTTACTATCTCCTCCAGTTATATCGATTGTTTTAACACTTGAATAAACTTTATTCTCTGCAGAATTTTTTGCCAATAAAAATAAATCTGTAAATCTTTTATCCGTTAAGAATAAACCGTTAAAATTAATTCCATAAGTGCTTTCAATTACATCAAATATTCTAGCAACTTTAATTGCAGGGAATAACTCTGTATAATCAATTCTACCACTTGTAGTGCTTATATCTGTACTAGTTGCATCTCCATAAGTCCAAACTTCCTTAGAACTAATTAATGGGTAACGTACATCGTAATTACTAACACCATCTGTTATTCTATTATAAACTTCAGCACCTGTATAAGTATGGTCGTAATCTTCAAATATTAAGTCACTTAATTTATCTTCACTAAACAAATCTTTTAACGTAAGTAAGTCACCATAAAATGTAATTGAATAACTTTCTGGCTGTCCATTAACTAAATTAGCTTTCTCTAGTTGTATCTTACCACTTCTAAAAGGTACACGGTCTATTTCAATGTAAGCATTTCGTCTTAATCTTTGGTCGATTAATGATAAATCTAAAACAACTGAACTTTCATAAAAGTGTTTAAATATTCTATTGTTAACAGGTGAAGCAGGAACGGTGAAACTTTGCGAGAAGTCGGTAAATACTTTTGATATGTCTTGAATGTTTTGTACCGATAAATTAATATTTATATTCTCATCGTTAAATAATTCAACTTCAGAATAGTTTTCGCTATCTCTTTCACCCTCTATGTATATTTGTACACTTCTCATTATATTACATCATTTATTAAGTTGTGGTTATATTCAAACTCTAAAGCATAGTTAATTTGTTTAGTGTTTATGTTGTTAAACAATTCAACTGACTTAGTCTTAACCTTAGCAGGTAAATCGTTTATTAATATTTTTTCACTCAACAATATTTCTTTGATTACATTTTTAAAATCTTCATCCACCCAATCAGAATTTACTTTAATAGACTTTTGACCGTTTATATTAAATTCTCTTTTTTGCCCTTGCTTAGTGTTGTAATCTGTTACGCTAGATTGAAGTAATTTATATTCGTTTGATGTTACGTTAATACTTTCGTTTGATGCAGCATAAAACCATATTCTTTGATACTGTCCGAACTTATTTACAAAGTCACATTTTACAGGAGTATATTTACAAGCACTTTTAGGATAAAAATAATAAGTAGCTATTAAAGCAGAAGTAACATTATTAAAAATTTCAATTTTATTACCATCAGCGTAATTAGCATCAAGAACACTTACAAACTGACGAGGATATAAATAAGTCCCACCGCCTAAAACATATTTAGTTTTAATAATATTAGAAGTAGTACCCGTTCTTAAATTAGTGTATGTAGCTTTGTACTCCTCAGAAGATGCACCATCTAAAGGCACTCCAATAGATGAAGGTACTAAATTGAAATCAGTTGCTAAATCTATTGTACTATCATAATTGTAATAATACGTTCCCTCAGTCATAAGTGATTTAATTAAAACTGGATTGCTTCCCTCTTCATAATATCCATAACCATCGAAAGCGTAATAAGAAATATCATCTATTAATACATCACCTGCTCCTATATTTTTATAACGTTTTAATTTAACTCTAACATAAGTATCAGAATTCATATAATCACTATCATAAGCACTAACTATTGAATTAAAACTAATAAACTCACGAATGTATGGAGAAATATTATAATGAGTTGCGGGTTGGTTTGAACTAGGAATAAGTTTATTTAAAGTGTAAGTTGGTGAAGTAGGTAATGAAGAATTACCAGTTGTTAAAAACAACTCTATCTTAGTAGATGTTTGGCCTACTTCATTTATTTCTATTATAAATGGACTTCGTGCAAATATGTTTATCATTTTCTTGAATCTATTGTATCTATGAATATTTTAGTTATGTCTAACCCGTATGCTTGTATTAATTCGTCTGGTAATTGTTTGTATGCTTTCTCAAATGGTTTGGTGAAAAATAAACTAGGTTTTATTCCGTTAATAAATATATTCCTAGCTATTGCAAACTTTAAACTTTGTCTATTCATTAATTTACCTTTCTCATCTCTTGGTGCAATTCCTTTTCTTACTATCCATTTATCTAATGCCTTTGTTGGTGGCATCTTTGTTTTGTAAGTATATGGAGTATTGTATTTCTTTTTAACACCACTTACACCTTTGTCTTGAAACACACCGTAATCAAACATCTCAAAGTATAAGCTAATTGAATTTGGATTAACTTTACTAATACCATTAATGCTATTATACAACTTCTTAGATGAATTCTTTTTGGACTTAGTAAGGTTTGTTCTAGCTTGTTGAATAACATGCTTTCTAAATTCGTCTAATTGCTTTTGTGTTTCTTCTTTTTTTAACATATACTCATACCGTTTGGAACAACTATATCTACTGTTAAAGTCCACCCTGCTACATTATCTTCAAACCTATCCATAAAAGGTTCTAGTGATGCGTTTGATACCTGGTATAAGTCACTAAACAAATCACCTCTTTGTAACCTTGCAACTATTCTAATTAGTAATGACTGCATGTTGTTTAGCACATCATCTTCGTTATCATTTCCTACAAAAATATCAGTCGTTTCTAGCTTACTAATATCCACAATATCCATTGATATGATACTAACATTATAAGTTAATGTATTCCCGTTGCTAGTGCAATTATTAATCATTAAATGACTTAACGGATACATATCCTGCTTTGCGTTCATTAACCTATCAATACTGCCTTTAGTTACCGTATTACAAAAAGGAACTTCATCTAATAAAGCATCTTTTAACTTTGTTGTTATGTCGTAATAGTTTATCATTTGTTTCTTCTTTTTGCCTGGTTAATTTCTATTCTAGTCTTTTCGTTTTCAAAAGTAAGTAGTGTTAATGACTTAAAAAGTTCTTCTCTACTAACATCATCAAATCTGGTAACGTTTCCTTTAGCGAGTGTATATAAGCATTGATACCATCCCCACTTTTTTCCGAATTGGTATTCTTCTGAGAATTCATTTTGTTCACCTCCTCCTCCAAAAAACGTGGCAAAACTTTTAATAACTCTGTCCCTAAATGATAAAAAAAAACCAATGCAGGAAGCACTATGTCTAAAGTTAAGTCTTTCATTAACTCAAAGTATTCCTCTTTAGCTTCGTATTGTTCGATTTGATACCTATCCTTAAACTTGTTTGTAATAGGTCGATACATTATACCCATTAAGATATGATAGTTGTTTACATCTGAAATATTTGAATCTATGTCCATATATTCACCATTTGTAATCTTATCTAAGTTCGGAATGAAACCGAACTCAACACCATTCAATGTAAATCTATTTATGAATTTTGTCTTTTGCTCGAATAATTTATTAAAGTGTTCTACTAAATTATCTAAGTCACTTAAACTAATCTTAGCTACTTCTTTTAAATCTATACCACAAAAGCACTCAACCATTTTTTGATTGATGAATTCAGCATCGTTTGAGTTTTTAACTACATTCATAAAACGAATGTAATCTTTTAGCTTTATTTCTTTTAACTCCGTTGGAATAGTTAATTTAACTTTCATACTTATTAACGAAAAAGTTTATAAAATGTTGTACTTACCTCTGTTTGGATTTACTAATTGATAGGTTACGGCATACCTTAAAGCATCAATAGCATGATTATATTTGTCAATAGGAGTTTCACTCTTACGCTCAAGCCATGCGTAGTTGTTTAATTCTTTGATTAAGTCAATACTACTTTCATCTATTACCAAATCATAATCTTGAATAAGTGCTATTCCTTCTTTAATTGCATACTTGACACACGGTACAATGTTACACCCTTTAGATTTTAACTCACTAATCAAACGTGGTTCTGCATTATCTCCAATGATTAAATTACTTCCTGCATTCTTATGATTAAGTATTGCCAAATCACTTGTTGTTAAATGTGTTTTGTAAATATGCAACTTAGCATATATAATTTTATTTGTCGTATCAATACAAGTTTCAACTAATGTACTAGGGTCGTTTGAAAATCCGTAATCTTGACCGAATATAGAAGTAGATACTTGTTTAAATTCTCCTAGCTTCCAATTATTAAATATTATTCCCTCTGCTTTGTCTAGCCACCCACCTAAAATAGTGTGTTTATATTTTTCTGGTCTACGTTTCTTAGTATCTTCAATTTGATTTAAGAACGATTGAGAAAGGTTTTCTGCATTATCTAAGTAAGTTGTATGAATAAATGTAGTGTCGTCTTTATTTCCGTTAAAACCTGCATCTATTCCTTTTGCTTGAAAGAATTTCTGATAAATAAAATGCTCCTTTGTACTTGGATTTAAAACAAGTATTACCCTATTCTGTTTTGTCTTATGTCGAATAGATAAATCAATCTTATCAAATGTATCTTCTTCTGTTAACTCCTCAGCTTCATCTAGTACCCATGTAGTAACACCTGCTAACGATTTAAGATTCGCTGTTTGTTGACCCGAACTTGTTTTAATTCCTTTAAATAATATTTTACTTCCAGTCTTAACGTTTATAATTTCATCTTTAGTTATGTGAAAGTCCTGATTCATTCCTATTAAATCAATCTTTTCTAAGAATTCTGGAATAATAGATATGTGAGCAGAAGTTAAAGTATAACGTGTAAATAGTATAGTGTGTTCACTTTCGTAAGTAAGCATCAAAAGAAACATAGTTACTCCGAATGACTTACCCGAACCACGACCTCCAGTAACAACAAAGTATCGTGAATCCTCTGATATTAATGATTGATATTTTTTACTTACTTCAACTTCTGTCATTTAAACTTAAGAATGTCTTTGATGTTAAACTCATTTATGTTATGAGTTGTTTCAACTGTTTCTTTTGGCTTACCGTAAGTATATTCAATGATTAACTTTGCAGCACTTATCTTATCACTATCTCTTGACTTATCATTAACTATGATATTAGCTAAACATTGTACTGCATCTAGTGAGTAAGGCTTCATTAAATCCCTTATCTTATTTTCTTCGTCTTTTGGTTTACGACCTGCTCCTGGTCTAGCTCCTCCTTTTACTGCCATCTTGATTTTGTTTTGTTTATTCAATTATTACAAAGTAGTATAAAAGCCTTGTGATATAGCTTTATATCGCTTGTAAGATACATTCTTATAGTGTACCATTCAAATGGTTCAATTAACTTCGTAGGCATCGTATAACGTTCTTATTTTGTTTATAATATCTCTCCAACAATCAGAACAAGTAGTAGGTTCTTGTTTTTGGTTTAATGCTCTATTGTATATTGCAATAAGTTTAGATTGGTCTGATGGTTTAATCGAACCTCTTAACGTTTCAAAGAAAGTTGTTAAGTAGTTATATTCATCTTCAGTTAAACAGTTAGGCTTGAAATAAGGAAATAGTTTATTAAGTTTCTCTTTGCGTTCATCACACCCACAGTCCTCACCTGCTAAAAACTTAACTACCTTTTTTATTCCTGTTGCTGTTGTAATCTGTTCTATTGTATCACCTAATCCTTTAGGTTTTCTTTTTCTTGTTTGTTTTGGTTTATTCTCTATCATATCAATTCGTAGTCTTTGTTTTTATAATCTTCGTAATCTTCTTTTAATTCTTTTGCAATAAGTTTCTTTGTTTGTTGTAAACTCCAAAATATTGTTCTAGTGCTTATGTTAGTATCTTTAGCTAACTTCCTTATTGAAGTATCACCTTTCGAGTAAATATTAAATAGCATTGCATCAAAGTAGTGCTGCTTATTAACGATATTAGTCTGCTTTTGTATTACTTGTGAATATGCTATTTGTTCATCTAAGTCGGTTACTTGTTCTGGAATGTTTTTAAAAACAGATAAATCTAAGTCAATGTATCTTTGTTCGGCTCTCATTTGGTCTAAGAATACTGAGCGAAGTGTAAACCAAATATAAGACAGGTTTATTTCTTTGTCTGGGTATTTGACTTTATGGTTGTGAACTTTAATGTACATTTCTTGCACTATTTCTTCATGGTCTATGTAACTGCAAAAAGACTTTACTATGTTAATAAAGTCTTTATGGTTCTTTGATAGTTCTGTAATTATTTGTGACATATCTCCATGAAGTAAAATTTCGGATATTTAACCGCTTGATGATTAAACGTAAAGTAATAAAATTTTTCATCTTCTTTGTCTACTGGGTAATTAAGTCCCTTATGTAGGTAACTCGTTTTATGGTCGAGTATAAATTTAACTATCTTTTGTTTTTCCATGAGTTAAATATAATAATTATATTTTAAATAAAACCAAATACCAAAATATAATTCCACCAATAAAACCAAACAATATGTCAAATGTGGTAACTTTCTTCATTATTCATTTTTTAATTTAAAAATATTAAACATATCGTTTGAACCTTTAACGTATGATTTCTTTGATAGTTTAATTATATCCTCTTTTACTTCGTGTGATAGGTTATGTTTATCACAAATTTCATTTATTGTTTCAATTATTAATTTCTTTTTCTTCATAATTCATTTTATAAACTGGTCTTTTAAATTTACCGTATTTTCTTTTTACTCTTAACTCACCATTTTCAATAACACAATCGTTTGCATTCATTATGTAAGTGTTTGGAGTAATATTTATTAAATCTTTACATTCTAAACTTACATTAATTGGTTCTAAAGGTTTACATTTTGCTTTCATATTCTTTTTTGTATAGTTCTAAAACGTGAATAGTTTTGTTTATGTCCTCGATAAAGTTACCTTTTTTTCGTGACCTCACAATTCTTTTTATGCAATCAAATTCCCACGCATTAAGGTTGTGTTGCTCTGCAAATAGGTAAAGGCTTCCATTTGTGTTGTCGTAGTGTTTTGGTGCTTCGTATTGTTCACTCATTTCTTTTGCTTTAAATAATAGTTAATCATTTCTTCTATTGATATGTTTACATAATGCTCTCCGTTATGTCTAAACCACATAAAGAAGTCGTATATTAATTTTTCTTCACTCATCTTTTAAAAATATATGTTTAAATCCTAATTCAATTACTTCTTTTGCTCTATATCTTTGTAAAGGTTTTATAGTATCTGTTTTCTCTTTACATTCAATAAATAAAGGTTCTTCATTCTTTTTAAGGCAAAGTAAATCACTTATACCTTGCTTATTTGTTCTAGTAAGATTAATAACATAGTAACCATTATTCTCGTACTCTTTAATTACTTTCGTTTGAAATTTTGACATTATAATCTTTTTTGAATTGGTTAACAGTGTACGTTTTCTTTTTACTTACCGCATCATAAACTTTCTTCTCAATTCCTAATAGTCCAAAGATAAAAAAAATATTGTTTTCTTTACGTTCTTTTGTTGTTAATCTATCTAGTGACTGAATAAATTTAGAACCACTAAAGCCGAAATTTAAATAAATAAGACTTTCAGCTTTTGAAAGGTTTATGCCCTCAGCCCCTGAATATTGTTGTAGTGCTATTGATTTGTTTGTAGTGTTAAATTCTTCTAAATTATCTGTGATTTCATCTTTGAATATTTCTTTAATCATTTTATATTCCTCTTTAAAATAGTAGAATATAGCTATTTTTTTATTATCAAAACGTTCCTTGATAAATACTGCTTTAGAATAATCAGTTACCATTGATTTACCGCTTTCAAACTTAATTGTTCCTGAGTATAATTGATGAAGTTTAGATTGTAACTTAACAGCAGTATCTGCTAATATTGTTTGTTCTTTACCCTCAAATACTAAATCCTTTTTTAGTCTATTTACAATCATGTCAGTTTGTGGATGCATCTCGCAATAAAGTATATTCTCATTAACCTTTGAATGAAATCCAGCATCTTCTTGAGTGAATTTATGAATGTATGGTTGTATCACTTCATTAATTAATTCATCTTTTGCTTTCGTATAATCTTTAATCACTCCATAACCTAAATGCTTTTGTTCTACATTTACAAAATGATTTGACCACTTATAAAAGTTAGTGTATTGCTTGAATGGTGAATACCATGACATCCAAAACTGATGAAACCATTGAGAACCACTTTCACTTGCAGGAGTGCCTGAAAGCATTATCATAGGTAGATATGAAAACCTTAATTTTATTTCTTTAGTTCTTTTAGACGGTTTAGGAAAAGCACTATTGACATGATTCTCATCTAAAACTAAACAATCAAAGTTGCCTTTAACTTTATGTAATGATTCATAGTTTGTGACGGTTAAATCAAAAAAGGCGTCAAAAAGAAAATCGTTGTAATCATCTAATATTGATTGAATAGCTTTCTTTTTAGTTAAGAATAAAACATTTTTAAACTTAGATAGTCTAATAGTTTCTAAAGCTGTTGCTGTTTTCCCAGTCCTAACTGAGTGTTGAATGTAAACTATCTTTTTATCTTTTAGAATATCGTAACACTCTAAAGCGTTTTTTGTTTGGTAATCTCTTAATTCTTTAAACATTTTCTTCTAATTTTTTAACTATTCTTATTACTTGTTGTCTTGAAAGTCCTAACAATTCAGCTACTTTACTTCTATTAAAGTCTTTGTCTTTTTGATATATTAGTTTAATATTATCTAAAGTTGTTT